CAATTCACTTAAACCTAATACTCAAGTTTATGCATTTTTTGATGGTGTAGATGTTTCTTCTTATTGTATTCCAAAACTTCTTGAAATCAACATGATTTCAGGTGCTTTCCAAGTCGGAGAAACCGTAAAAGGTTCTATGCGTTCAGTTGGTGACACATCGACTTCTGAAGGTGATAGTGAAATTACATTTAGATTGGCTCAGGCAAATCATAAATCTGGAACATTTAATTCAGCAAGTGAAGTTTTTACTAAAAACCCTTATAACAAAGATCAAACTCTCCCAAGTGCTTATTCGTCAACTTCTACTATTCTCAATGTAGATACATTTTCGCTTTGTGAACAACCACAATCCGAATTTATTGGTAGTGTTTCACCTGAAATGATTTTAGTGGGTGAGACAAGTGGTGCTCAAGCCACTATTTCACAAGTAAGATTAGTATCAGATCACAGTGCTACCTTAATTGGAAGTCTGTTCATACCCGATCCTAACATTGATACTAATCCCAGATTTGAAGTAGGTACAAAAGTTCTTACTTTTATTGATGATTTAAATAATGATATCAGAAATGCATCTACTCGTGCAACTTCAACATTCTCGATAAGCGGTATTATTGAAACTGTTCAAGAAAATATTGTTTCAGTTAGAAATGCTGCAATTCAATCTCAAGATCTTAATGATGAAAGAGAGATAGAACGAGTAAATACAACCGTAGAAACAGAAATAGTATCCTCAGAGGTTGTAACCACCAGTAGTGTAACCACTAATCCACCCGATCCTCTCGCTCAAACTTTCGTTGTAGAAGATGCGACTGGTATTTTCTTTACAAAGTGCGATATTTTCTTCGAGCAAGTTGATAATCTCGATATACCTGTGATTTTTGAATTGAGAACTACAGAAAATGGTGTTCCAACTACAAAAATTCTTCCGTTATCTCAAAAAATACTTCATCCCAAAGATATTCAAGTAAGTGATGATGGATCTATACCCACTACATTTGTTTTACCTGCACCCGTATATCTTGAACCTGCTGTTCAATATGCAATGGTTATTAGATCTGCTTCTGCAAGATATAGAGTCTTTATTTCAAGAGTAGGTGAAAATGACACAGTAACTCAGACATCGGTATCCAATCAACCCTATCTTGGATCACTTTACAAATCACAAAATGGATCTGTTTGGGAACCAAGTCAATGGGAGGATCTAAAATTCACTGCGTATAGAGCTGAATTTGTCAGTAATGGTTCATTTGAAATTTATAGTCCTAGACTCAATACTGGTAATAAGCAAATAGCAAAACTTCTTCCTAACCCAATCAGTCTTACATCCAGATCTGTTCGTATTGGCATTGGATCTACACTTCAGGATGAGGTATTAACATTAGGAAATACTGTATTGCAAAACGGTAATAATGCAACTGGTAATTATATTGGAAATGCTGGTATTGCTACAGGAAGTTTGAACATCATTAATGCTGGTATAGGATTCACTCCAAATTCAGGTGCATTAACATATAATGCTGTTGAATTGACTAACATTACCAGCAGTGGAAGAAATGCTAAAGCAGACATTACTGTTACTAATGGACAAGTTACTGCCGCTACGATATCTGAATTCTCAGCAGCGAGTGGAGGACAGGGATACATTGTTGGTGATGTATTAGGAGTTTCTACAATAGGTAATAATAACCTTGGAAGAAATCTTAGACTCTCATTAGTATCAATTGCTAATACAAATGAAATTATTTTAGATAATGTTCAAGGAGACTTTATCACTGGTATTGGAAACTCGCTGCATTTTGTTAACAATAATGGAATTACAACTGCTCTTAATTATGCTACAGGAGGAAATGTTTTAATTGATGGTATCAATAATGTGATTTCTGATGGAGTTCACTTCACAGTGAATCATAAGAATCATGGTATGTACTTTGCTGATAATAGAGTAACAATCTCCGATGTTGAATCTGAAATTCTTCCAGTCAAACTAGTATCAACATTAGACGCTTCTTCCACATCAAGCATTTCAGTGGATGCAACGACTGGATTTGATACATTTGAAAATGTTGGAGTCGGAACTACTAACTTAGGTTATCTTAGAATTGGTGAAGAGATAGTTTCATATGATTCTGCTTCTGGAACCTCTATCAATATTACTGAAAGAGGAATTGACAGTACGACTGCAAAGAACTATCTTGCAGGAACTAAAGTTTATAAGTAGGAGCTTGGTGGCGTATCTCTTAGAAGAATTAATAAGACTCATGATCTTAATGATGTAAACGCATCTAATGCACTCACATTTGACACATATAAAATAAAACTTGATATGGGAGCAAGTGGAGTTGGACGTTCTACTGGAGAAAGTTTCCCAATTCTTTACATGAATGAAACTAAGTCTACTGGTGGATCTAACGCAAAGGCTACTCAAAATATGCCTTTTGAGATCTTAACACCTCAAATTCAGCATGTGACAGTAGAAAATACAAACATTAGTGCTCAAGTAAGAACTATTTCGGGTTCTTCTATTAGTGGAAATGAAATTCCATTTATTGATCAAGGATTTGAAGAAATTTCTATTTCACAACCAAATTATTTCTCTACTCCAAGACTTATTGCTTCTAAGGTAAATGAAGATGCAAAACTTACTAATTTACCTGGTAATAAGTCAATGACAATGAGATTTAATCTTGGAACAACTGATTTCAAAGTTTCTCCTGTGATTGATACTCAGAGAATGAGCGTTCTTACTACTTCAAACCGCGTTAATAGTGTAATCACTGATTATGTAACTGATAATAGAGTTAATGGAATCGATACTGATCCAACTGCTTTCCAATATCTTTCTAAAGAAATTTCATTAGAAAACCCAGCAACATCACTAAAAATCATAGTTGATGTTTATAAAGATAGAGATTCTGATATTAAAGGATTGTTTGCAATTTCAGATCATCAGAACTTTAATCCCATCTATGAGTTATTCCCTGGATTCAATAATATTGATGAAAGAGGACAAATTATCGATGTTTCAAATAATGATGGATCTTCTGATACTTTTGTTTCACCTGCAGAAGATTATAGAGAGCATACATTTACAATTGATGAACTTCCCTCTTTCAAGTCATACAGAATTAAACTTCTCCTCACATCTACTAACCAGGCCAATCCGCCAAAGATTAGAAACCTTAGAGTGATAGCACTTGCATAATGAAAAAACTCAAAGTCGAGGGGCATAATAATCTTCTCAGAGACAGCGAAACTGGAGCGATTATTAATAATGATAAATCTGGTTTTTCTTCTTATATGACGAATAAAACCATCAAACATGAAGAGAGTACTAGGATACAGAATGTTGAGAGTGATCTTGCTAATATCCATAGTGAAATCTCTGAGTTAAAATTACTAATCAAGGAGGCACTCAATGGATCCCGATAAAATTGAACTCAAAAACTTAACTAAAAGTTTTGAATATACTAAAATTGCATCGGAAATAGATGGATGTGACGATCGAGATATGTTGAAAAATATTGCCAAATCTTTTGTCAAACTTTATTATAAGCAACAAGAGACTCTGTCAGTAATCAATATAGATTCATAAATACTTAAAAAATATAGACATGGCTCAACCATCAACTAGAGCGGAGTTAGTAGACTACTGCAAAAGAAAGTTAGGTGCTCCTGTTCTCGAAATTAATGTTGCTGATGAGCAAATCGAGGACTTAGTTGATGATGCCATTCAATATTTTCACGAAAGACATTTCGATGGGGTAGGACAAGTATTTCTAAAATATCAAATAACTCAAGATGATATCAATAGAGGTAGAGCTCCTGCCGGACTTTCTTCTACTGCGGGAATTACAACAACTTCGGCTACAACATCAATTGTTGGTACTGCCACTACTTTTTCTTATAAAGAAAATAGTAATTATCTACAAGTCCCTCCATCCGTTATAGGAGTTAACAAGTTATTTCAATTTTCTGGAGGAAATTCAATCACTAACAATATGTTTAGTGTGAAATATCAATTATTCTTGAATGATGTCTATTTTTTCGGGAATACTGAACTACTGTCATATGCTATGACAAAAACATATCTTGAAGATCTTGATTTCTTATTGAATACTCATAAGCAGATAAGGTTCAATCAAAGAATGGATAGATTATATCTTGATATTGATTGGAGCACATTAAGCGCGGGAGAATACATTATTATCGATTGTTTCAGAACAGTAGATCCAAACGATTTTGCAAGAGTTTATAACGACTCTTTCATCAAACCATATCTGACTGCCTTAATTAAACGTCAGTGGGGACAGAATCTCATGAAGTTTCAAGGAGTTAAACTTCCTGGTGGAGTGGAACTAAACGGAAGACAAATTTATGAAGATGGGCAGAATGATTTAGACAAAATCATGGAAAAAATGTCCAATACTTATGAACTTCCACCCCTTGACATGATAGGCTGATGGTATTAAATCCTTTCTTCTTACAAGGTTCTCAAGGAGAGCAAAATCTTGTTCAAGACTTGATCAACGAACAGTTGAAAATGTATGGCGTTGAAGTATTTTACTTACCAAGACAATATGCAACAAAAAGTTCAATAATTCGCGAAGTAATTGAATCAGAATTTAATCAATCATATCCTATTGAGGCATATGTTGACAATTTTGATGGATATGGAGATAATACTGTTCTTTTATCAAAATTTGGAGTTCAACAAACATCTGAAATTAAATTAATTATTTCTCAAGAAAGATTTGAAACATATATCACACCTTTAATCACAAATTTGCCTCTCATTGAACTTGCGACTAGGCCGAAAGAGGGTGATTTGATTTATTTTCCACTTGGAGACAGACTTTTTGAAATAAAGTTTGTTGAACATGAGAAACCTTTTTATCAGTTACAAAAAAATTACGTTTACGAATTAACCTGTGAACTATTCAGAGGGGAAGATGAAATATTGGATACTGGTATTGAAGAAATCGATGATTCCTTCGACACTGAGGGAAATATCAGATCTCTCTCACTTATTGGATCAGGTTCTACCGCAACCGCTATCTCTGGAAGAGTTGAAAGCGGAGCTATCAGCAGGATCATTATTACAAACAGAGGAGAAAAATATAATTATCCACCCAGTGTTTTTATTTCATCTCCTATATCAGGAACCACAGCAACTGGAATATCTACCCTACGCGACGATATTGTTAGTTGTGATGGAACAGAAATAGGTTCTGTTGTTCAAGGAGTTATGATGATTGATCCTGGTGCAGGATATACTGCAAATCCAGGAATTGCATTTGTTGGTCTTAACACTAATCCTGGTGTTGGAGTAGCTGCAACCACTAGAATTTCTGATAATACTGTCGGTATTGTAACTGTTACTAGTGGAGGTGGTGGATACGTGACTGCTCCTACTGTTACCTTTAGTAGT